AATATCTTGCTTAACCGGTTTAGGTGTACCAGGTTTTTTAAAATTTTGTTTTTGGATGGGTTGTGTTGATACACTACCTCTCATTACCATTGCTTACAACTCCAATATCTAGCTTTAGTTTTCGGACCCGGATTTGCACAATTGTGTCTTGCTCTAAATGATTTTCTTCTTGCAGGGATATCAGCTTTAATTTCCATATTAGGATCACCAAAGTTAACTTTAATTGTATTACCCTTTTCGTTCTTAACATACACTGAACGTTTTTTAGGTCCTCCAGGTGTTAAAAATGGTTTATTAAGAGTTACATTTTTTTTCTCGCCATCTTCTTCATAGATAGCAGTTTCTTCTACTTCACCCCATTCGTTTAAAGTAGTTTTTACATTTTCAAAAACATTATCTCCAGTTAAAATACTCATTTTTATTTCTTTGGGCTGCCCCAAACCTCCCTTGCGTTAACTTTAATAAATTTCTTATTTGTTTCATTAGTATTTGGATTAGGTATTGTTAAAACAACATTTTTAAGATTCAAAAAAGCTCTTAATTGAGCGTCTTGCCTACCACTAGAACTCATATGCTCTTTTCTAGCTATCTTATGATACTTATTAGGTTGTTGGTGTGTAATACCTTTTGATACCTGTTTTGCTCTTTGTCTTTTTTTCGCCATATTAACCTCTAAATATTATTATTATTTAATCTACCATTAGTATAAGTTTGATTTTCAAAATACAAATATCTAAATGATGCTGTACTAGTTATATAATCAATATTTGCACTAGTAGAATCATATGTAGGACCGTCTATGCTTATTGGAAAACAGTTAATAAAATTCCAATGTACTAATGGATTGTTACCATCATCACAACCAAAGACAGTTATATTTGATGTTGTTCTACTAAAATCTTCTAATGTTGAACTTGTAGATGATGTAACATAATTCTTATACTGTTCATGACTTTCCGGATGATTAATAGCTTTCAACCAATTTAAAACCGATCTATAATTTTCAAAATTTTTATCAATGAGAAAAGTAAAATCTAATGAACTATAATCTACACCATTACCAGGAATAAAAGCTCTTCCGGAATTTAATCTGTTAGGTAAATTTACTTCACCTCCTGTTACATTAGGTATAATTAAACCTTGTAAGCAGAATACTACTTGTGGAAGATTTTCTGCAACAGCATAAAAGTTTTGAGGAGCTACAAAAGAAAGCTCAGGTATTCTACTTGAAACTGTATCGTATGATAGTGCCATATTATATTTATAATAAAAAAAGAGGCAGCCTAAGCTGCCTCTTTGTAAAGAATCGTAACGACTTACACGTTGTCGATACGGAACTTACGATAGTAGACGTTAGTGTTAGGAGCGACCAAGCCTTGTGACTGGATTGCATTAGCACCGCCAGCAAATGGGTTTGAAACCATTCCGTAACGAGTCTTAAATCCAATTTTTGGCTGGAAAGTCTCCTGTGCAACTGCACGAACCATTTGCAATGGAACGTATGGGCAATAGAACATACCAGCGTCCATGTTGTTTGAACCCTTGTATCCAACAACAGCATAGTCACCTGATGTTGCATATGGGTCAACATAAACCTTCATACGACCATTGAGGGTACCTGCGAATACACCAGAAGTAACATCAACGTTAAGGTTGTCTGACAAACCTGATGAATAGTCAAGAAGACCAGCCATTGTCAAGCTTGAAGCAACGTTTGCTGAGCAAAGAATAAAATTACCTTTACCACGGCGAGTTTCAAAAGCAACTTTGTTTGCTTCTTTTTCAAGCTGCAGCATTAGGCCTTTTTGGCGCTCAACTGACCAACGACCTTGACCATCAGCAATGAGGTCAAAAATACCATCGTTAGTTAAACCATCTGCACCATACTTAGCTTGGCTGAGCATTGTGCGTACAACTTCACGGTTAATTTCAGCAAGAATTTCAGTTGACAAAATGTTTGACAACTCAGCTTCTGCATCAAGACCGTGAACTGCTTTAAGATCTTGAACCAATTCCATGGTGTATTCACTCTTGAGCGCACGTGTCTTTGCTTCGACAGCTGTACGTTCGATTGTGAATGACATTTCACGGAAGTTGTCCCCTTCACCTTCTCTTGTTGACATGCCATAAGGTGAAGTACCTTCTGCCATGGATGGGTTATAGCCAGTGTTAAGAGCTGGATCAGCACCTACTGCATCAACGAATGGATCGTTAACTGGTGAGGTATGTTGGTTGTTAAAGCTGTCTGATTCTGAGACAGATGTAGAACCATCATTGTAAGCTCTTCTAACTGCAAGAGGATTAGAAGCAGACGCATCTGAACCACCTGCACCGTGTGGGTCTGGCGAACCAGTGTTGAATGGTGTACCAGAGAAGTTCGGGAATACTTCGTTGTAGAAAGCTTCTGCAGCGTTAATTCCACCTTCAGTCTCATTGTTAGCACCGTAACGAGCACGAAGTGCAAAGATCAATCCGGTTGGAGCAGACATTGGCTGCACACCGCAAAGATCGAAAGCCATCATTTGTGGCATAGCACGACGGACGAGAGAGATGATGATCGGGTCATAACCAGCGCGGCCAGTAGCATTAATAGCTGCGTTAGTTCCAGCACCTGAGAACGCACCACCAAATGATGCACCAGATACCATTGACTCATCGAGAACACCTGCCTCTTCCTTCAATGCCTTTTCAGTATTTTCTAGGACCTGAGCAACAACCGCTTTACGATCACGATCCTTAATAGCATCTAGATCTTCGTGGTTAATTACTGGCGCCCATTTTTCCATAAGGACATCGGTTGACATTTTGTTTCTCCTTCAAAAATTTTATAATGTCTAAATTTTCTTATATATTTAATACTCTTTTATTTTCTTACTTAGTCACAGTCTTTGAAAGAAACTTCGCATACTGCGATACAGTACTGTCATCTTCTTCGATAACTGTACCACCGAATACTTCCTCACTCAATGAGCTAAGAAGCGGTTGCTCAGATGACTCATCAAAATAGCCTTCTTTAAGCTGCTCGACTTTATATCTGAACTCTTCGATGTCATCAGCTTCAACATTCTCAGACAACTTTTCTAAGCGGATCTTTTGTGTCTGTGGAAGGTCTTCACCAATGGCTTCGACAATTTCTTTTCTCTTGATTTCCAAAAGCTCTTTTTTAGCTGCTTCTAATTCAGAAGTTTGCTCTTCAATCTGCTCTTTATATGACTCAACTGCTTCAGTTAATTCATCTACAACAGATACTTCTTCCTCTGGAATATCAATAAAGTTTGATTCGAAAACAGTCTTCATTTCACGAATAAAGTTTTCTGCAATTTCTGTACGAAGTGAATATTTAATCTCAAGTTGATTTTCTTCAAGCCATTCATTTACGACATAATCCATATACTGGTTAACTCTTTCGTTGACTTCATCAACTTTCTCTTCTAACATTTGAGCATATTCAGCTTCGATCTCTTCTTTAATAAGACTTGCTTTTTCATTTACAGCTGTTTCAAAAATAACTGCTGCTTTTTCTTTAAAGTCTTGCTCTAAATCTTCTGTTAAGTCATCAATGTCTTCTTTAACAGGACCTTTAGGGTTAGCTTTAGTTGGAGTCTCATTAGGGTCTTTAGATTGATCATGAGGACCTTCACCAGGGTTACCACCTTTAGTTTGAGGCTGGTTACTTCCTTTTTCTTCTTTAGGACGTTGACCATCATTAGAAACTGTAGGAGCTTTTTCTAGCTTTTCACCAGTTGCTTCTTCAACTTCTTCTTCATCAGACTCTACTGACTCCTTCTTAGCCATTGCAGCTTTAATAGCTTTGTCTTTATTATCCATGTACTCTTTATCATCAGGCTCATGCTTACCATCACCATCCATGTCACCTTTATCTTTAGCTTCAGTAACTTCTTTGTAATGATCTTCAATTTCTGCCTGCTCTTCTTCAGATAAGTTAGAATAGAAATCATGGAACTCTTCTTCAGTAAGACCTTCGATCTTTTCCCAATCCCATTCCATTTCTTCTTCTACTGATTCATCTGCTTCTTCTTTATCGTCATCGTCGTCATCGTCGTCGTCATCGTCGTCAGACTTATCATCAGATGCTTCTTCAACAGACTCATCAGCTTCTTCTTTGTCATCATCTTTATCTTCTTCGTCATCATCATGTTTAGCTTCTTTTAATGCTTCATAATGATCATTAAACTCTTTAAGCTCTTCTTCACTTAATTGATCGACAAGCTCATTAAATTCATCTTCTGATAACGAATCAATTTTTTCCCAATCCCACTCTTTTTCTTCTTCAGTGAGTTCAGCTTCAACTTCTTCTTCAGCTTCCTTCATGTTCTTCATTGATTCTTTTTCTTCATCAGGAATCTGCTCATCATTAGAATTTTTTTCTACTTTAGTATCTTGACCTTCTTCAACAGCTTTATTATCTTCTCCGTCAGTATCATCAGAGCTATCATCTGCATCATGTAGATCTTCATCCATAGCTTGATTGTGTGGACCTTTATTTGGTTCAGCTGATGCAGAAGCATCTGAAGGAAAGCCTTTGTTCTTATTACGAGTTTTTCCAACATCTTTATCTCCACCTGCATCCATAGCAGCACCTTTTTCAGAACCCAAAACTTCACTTGAGTTGTCAGAAGCACCAGATGCAATCTTACCTTTATTCATATCACCAACGTCTTTATCTCCGCCGGCGTCAATAGCTGCACCTTTTTCAGAACCAATAACCTCTGAAGAATTATCTTTCTGATTATCTGCTTTAGGTTTTGCAGTATCACTCAATTTGTTAGCTGCAATAGCTTTATCAGTTTTATCTTGAGCTTCGTCAACTTGCTCTTCTTCTGACATTTTATTTTGAGGGTTCTTAACCTTTTTAGGTGCAGTCATATCTGCCTCGAGAAGCTCCTCAATAACTGTAATTAGATCGTTATTCTTTTCCATTGTATTAAAACTCCGTTAATCTATTTATATTAAAGTGTTTTTAAGAAGCTCTCAAATACTTCTAATTTAACTTTGTTGAGCTCTTTCATATTAGCTCTTTTTAATTTTTCTC